CCGCCCGATTGAGCGGAATAACAGACGCCCCCCGTGGCAGGTGCAGCAACTCGGGGCCGCGCTCGCCCACCATGGCCGTGCCGGACCTGGTTGCGGTCCCACCCTTGGCCAGGTAGGGAATATCGGGCGTGCCGATCGAGAAACCGGGCACGTTGACGCCGGCGAAAGAGAACGCCGGCACGCCGAACGACAGGCGGTTCCAGCCGCCGATGACGCGGTTTGCTGCCGCCTTGAACCCGGTCCACAGGCCGGAGAATGCGCCGCGGAACTTGTCAGAGATCCGCGATGGCAGGCCGGTCACCCAGTTATAGAAACCTGCAACCTTGGTGCGGACGCTTGAAAAAACGGCGTAGGCGTAAGTCTTGACGCCATTCCAGCCGCTGCGGAAACCGTTGCTGATCTTGCCGGGGATCGCTGAGATCCACGCCCAAAACGCCGACGTCCTGGTCGTGATCCAATCCCAGGCCGCCGACGCCGTCCGCTTTACCCATCCCCAGGCGACAGCCCACAGTTGTTGGAACCACTTTGTCTTAGTCGCGATCAGGACGATGATGACGATCAATGCGACGATGGCCAGGACAACCCAAGTGATCGGAGAGGCCAGCAGGGCTGTGTTCATCACCCATTGCGCCGCCGCCCAGGCTTTCGTCGCCACGTTGGCCGCGGTCGCCCCGAACGCAATGACGTTCGAGGCGATCCCGATGCCCTTGGCCAGCAACAGACCTGCGGCGAGATACGGCATGGCGCCCGCCAGCAGGCCGGCATGGTCGGCCAGGAATCCGATCACGACACCCAGGACAGTCAGGGTCGACGTGACGTTCGGCATCGCCCCGGCGATCGCCGTCGACAGCGTGCCCAGGTCCGCGAACAGCTGGCCGATCTGCCCCTGCCCCTGGCCGGATTCCATGAACGCCCGCATAGCCGCGGACCCCTCGCGCAGGCGGTCGAGCGTGCCCGTGTCCGCACTGTCACCGGCGCTGAAAATGGCAACGACGGCGGCGCCCGCGTTCCATGCGATCGCCGTCAGGTCGCGGATGGTGTCGAGGCCCTTGCCGATCCACTCGCGCAACTTGCCGGACTCGCGGGCCGCTCCGATCCACTCGCGGAAGCGGACCGCCAGGTTAGCGGCGCCGCCAGCCATTTGCGGAAAGAACGACGACCCGACGACGGCAATATCTGTGAACGCCTCGACCAGCGGGCGAGCCGCGCCGCCGGCGTCCTGAGTGGCCGTCGCTGTGGCGCGCAGGAACGTCGACACGTCGCGGACGCCCTGCCCTGACTGGGCGAAATCCATGACGTCATGGGCGGCGCTGTTCATGCCGGACGCCACCAGCGACAGTTCGCGGCTGACGATCGGGAGGTAGGTCTTGCCCAGTTGCTCGAACCGAAGGCCCGTCTCCGAGAAAAACGACCCCTGAACGGATTGCTTGACGCCCAACAGTTCGGAGCGCATCCCGACAAGGGCACGCGCCGCCTCCTGGGCGTTCGGGTGCATCTTGGCCAGCGCCTCATTGAACGCCTGGGTATCGCCTTCGAGGCCGGACCCGACGGCGTCGCTGAACCCTGCCAGGGCGATCGTCGCTGCGCCTGTGGCGACTTTTGACGCCAGCATGACCGCGGGCATGACGCCGACCGCGGCGACCGCCGGCACGACGGCGGCGGCCAACGCGCCCGCGTTGCCGGCGGCGCCCAGCATCGCCCCGCCCATCAGGGCGCTCGACGCCGCCGACTTGACGGACATCTTGTCAGCGGAGTCGCTGACCTTACGGAACACGCGGCTGGCGAGATCGCGCGCCAGGATGTTGAAAACCAGGCTGGTATCGCTCGCCATTTGCCGCGCCCCCGTTTACGTGTCATCCGGTGCCTTATTAGCCTGGTCGACGAAATCGCACAGCTGCAGGAATTCGTCGACCGTGAGCTGTGGCAGCTCCCATGGCCTGATGTGCAGGTAATGGGCGAACAGGCCCAGGCGCTCGATCCGCTTCTGGGCTAGCTCGCTTTTCCCTCGGCGTCGTCGCCGGCCGTGTCGACGGCGTCAGCGATGTCGAGATCGATGGCGGCCAGCATCTGATCGCGGGTCGCCTCGTCGATGTCCGCCCGCGCCATGCGGTCGCGGATCCCGACCAGCTCGCTGCGGCTGTGCTCGACCTTGAGTTCCGACATGCGGAAGTCGGGCACGTCCTCGAACCTGAGCGCGTGGTGCCCGCCCTGGGTGCGGAGCAGGTGCCACAGCAGGACGCGCCGCGCCTTGCTGTTGCCCGACTGGACCGTTGCCAGGAACTGTTCCCACGACTGGCCGGCGCGCTTTTCGATCAGCTCCGCCTCGGACTGGCGGACGTCGCCGGGCACGAATTCCCAGCGTCCCTGAACCTGGCCGTCTGGCCGGAATGTCACGAACATCTTTCTTACCTCGCCCCTTGTTTGACACGTCGAACCGTTTCAGCCATGGCGGCACGGACCGCCTGGCGGTAGTCGCGCTGGCGGCTCGACAGCGTGTCGTCGAACCAGCCAGGCTTGCCCATCTGGTTAACCCAGGTGTCGCCGCCGAAGAACCGGCGGCGCCACCCTTTCTTGCTGTTCAGCCGCTTAGGCGCGTTATCGAACCCCCGCGGCATCCTGCGTTTCTTGGCCTTGACGCGGACGCCGGTGTGTTTGCCGGACAGCCGTGCCTCGGCCTTGACCTGACGCGCGACAGACGCGCGTAGCGGCTCGCCCTGGGTCGGCAGGCCGGACGATCCCATTGACATCAGGGACGCTCGCGCGTCCGCGACCGCAGGGTCGAGCGCCTTGCGCATCCGCCGCGTCAGGTCACGCCGGATCTTCTTGCCGTCCGCCTCGCGACCCATGGCCCGCGCGACTGCCTGAATGGCTTGCTGGTCGACCGACAGCCGGACAGGCATGGCCGCCTGCTAGGCGGTCGCGCGGGCCACGGCGCCCGACGTCGGCCAGCTGACGCTGACGCTGGCGCCATCACCTACGGACCCGCTGATCGGCGTCCAGCCCTTGACCAGGACGTTGCCGGTGTACTTGGGATTGGAGAGGCCGACGGCGGCGTTATCGAGGCGGACCTCGAACGGGACGACCTGGCCGATCAGCGCCCAGACTGCCTCGTCGATCTGGCCGGCGGCGGCGTCCTGCTTGAACTCGGCGCCCAGCTGGCCGGACTTGAGACCGCCGGCGACCTCTTTCCAGCCCAGGCTGGCGAACGTCGTCATGTCCTGCTCGTCGACCTCGACGGACAGTTCGATCTTGTTTGTGCGGTCGCTGCGGTTGACGCCGTTAAGGGAAAAGTAGCTTGCGGTCAGAACCATTTTCGGCATGGTGAATCCCTTCCGCCCAACCTGGGCGAATCGTGAGCTGGGTTCGGAAGACCTCGAGAACGCATCGCGCGTAGTCGATGCGACGCGCGCGTGTCAGGCGACGCCGACCGATAGCAGGAACAGGACGCTAGGCGTGCCCGTGACCGTCCAGCTCGCGCGGTAGTAGTTGTCCGTCAGTGGGCCAGGCGTACGCAGTACCTGCCCGCCGCGGGCGCTCGCCGCGGTGAACGACAGGACGTCGACGGGCGAGGCGAATCCGGCAGTGTTGTCACTCTGGATCTTGACCGTGATCGTCCCGGTGCCCGTCAGGGACAGCACGTGCAGGGCGCCGTAGACGTTCTGCGACGCGGACGCCGGCAGGTACAGCTGGGCAGCCCCGGTGCCCGCCGCCGTGCGTACCGTGCCTGGATCGTGCAGGACCAGGCCGCGGGCCAATGGCCAGCTGCCTGCGAGCTCCGCCTCCCAGGGCGCCGTGTTGCCGACCGCGTCGCCCAGCTTGTACGAACCGCGCATGGCCGACGTCAGCCAGGCCAGCGATCCGACCTGCGCCGTCTGCGGGCAGACCGTCACGGCGGTCAAGCCGCCCAGGTCCGCGAACGACACGTCGTCCACGCGGCCAGGGTCGCCCGCCTCCCACTGGCCGCCGCCGGACAGCGACGTCGACTTGAGCCCGCCCAGGACCTCTTTCCATGCGTCGCCGGTCGGAACGAACGCTGTCGCGTCCTGCTCGTCGACCTCAGTCGACAGGTCGATCTTGTTCTGGCGGGTGGTCAGGTCCGCGGCGCCGGTGAACATGCGGACGTTCTGCAGGGTGAACTTAGCCATCAGGCGATCTCGCTTCCCAGGACGATGACGACAATCTCGGCCCCGTAGTAGGACGCCTCGCCTACGGGGATCGAGCGGTAACCGCGGATGGCGTCGACGGTGACGTCGTCAGCCAGGCCGCCTAGGGCCAGCTCGCCGGGCGCCCCACGGGCCGACTCGAGGGCCGCGCGGACCGACCGCGGGCCGACCCGCGACAGCAGCTCGTCCAGCTCGCGCTGGCCCGCCTCGTCCTCCGCGCCGGACGTCAGGATCCGACACGTGATCGTCGCCCGGTCGGACCCGCCGAACGTCTGGCTGGGATCGATCTCGACCTCGCCGGCGTAGAAACAGGGAACGATCGGCTGGTCCGGCACGTACCCGTAGGCGTCGAACCGCGGGATCCCGCGGACCGCGTCGGCCAGCGCCCGTTTGACTGCAGGGATGTCCACAGCGGCCCCCTACGCGAATCCGGGAATGACGAACGGGCGGATCAGCGCCTCGACGTCAGGGTCGACGCGGGACACGTTGATGGGCCCCCATTCGCCGCCGCCGGCGACGCCGTGCGGGCTGTCCTTACGCCGGAACAGCCGGACCGCCATCAGCAGGGCGGCCTGACCGATCTGGTCCGGCACTGCCGGCCAGCCCCAGCGGCCCGTGATGCGGACCTGCTCGTACGTCGACCAGGTGGACGTCGCGTACAGCGCCGTTGCGGGGCGCCCTGTGGCGTAGGCGTTCGCCGGCCAGGTCCCGCTGACAGCGCCGGGAACGGTCGTCCAGACCGGGCCGGACTCGATGACCAGCCCGTCGTCGGTCGCCAGGTCGTCGATCAGCAACAACTGGCCGCCGCCCGACAGTCGCCCAGCTGTGCGGTACGTCCGCGTCGTCGGGACCGCGTCGCGGTAGAAGCGGCGGCCACACTTGCCGTCGATCAGGCGGCTGGCCGCCCCGATCGCGGAAACGATCAGGTCATCGCGGTCGTCCTCGGATCCCTTACCCAGGGCCAGTTTGACCGTCGACAACGGGACGTACAGCTGGGCTGACGTGGCGATCTCGATGACCTCGACCGCGGTCACGACGTCGCCGTCGCTGTCGACGCCCGACCAGGTGGCGATCAGCGGGCCAGTCGTGTCCGGCACCTGCCAGGCGTAGACATTGAGGCCAACCGCCGGCGCGGTCACGCCGACCGACGTCGGACCCAGCAGGGGCGCGCCACCGCCGGACGGCGTGATCGTGATGCTGACGCCGGTGACCGCAACCAGCGGGCCGCCGGCGTACATGCGCCACTCGGCAATCAGGGTCGCGCTGTCGCCGGGGCTGTATGTGGTCACGGCTCCCCCGCCTTAGAAATAGGTGATGATGACGGCGCAACCGTCGGCGCCGAGGCCGCCCGCCCCTGGCAGGTTGCCGTTCAAGGACGCGCCGCCGCCGCCGCCGCCAGCGCCGTAAAGGCCGCCGTCGGCGCCAGCGACACCGACACCGGAGGCAGGCACGCCGCCGCCGCCGCCGCCGCTTCCCGGCACGCCGAGCGGCTGTGCAGGCACCGGCTGCGCCGCGCTACCGCCGGTGTTGCCGCCTTGGTACTGGACGCCTCGGTGGGTGGCGCCGCCAGACCCGCCAGCGCCCGGGCCGTCGGCCGCCGTCAGGCCGCCGCCGCCGCCGCCGCCAGTCGGACCGCCAGCGTTGTTCGCGTTGTTGCCGGTGCCGCCGGCAGCGTTGGGCGACCCGCCGCCGCTGCCGTTCGCCGTGCCGATGAGCTGATTGCCACCGCCGCCAACGCCGGTGAAGTTGCCGCCGCCGCCCTGCGACCCCTGCGAGGCGCGCGCGTAGATGCCAAACGTTGTCGCCGAACCGGGAAAACCGCCGTTGCCGTTGGTGTTGTCGACACTCGGTGGCGTGCCGCCGGCTCCGCCAGCGCCGACGGAGACGCTAACCGTTTCAGTCAGGTCGGCGGCCCTGAACAAAAGGCGGGTCAGAGACGCGCCTGCGCCGCCGCCGCCGCCCGTTCGGACCGTGCCAGCAGCGCCGCGGCGACCCGAGCCGCCGCCGCCGCCGCCGCCGATGAGTACAACCTCGACCATGACGGCGCCGAGCGGCTTCGTCCACGTGCCGCCAGACGCGAACGTCTGCACATCGACCGATGCGGCCGTGGTCGCTTCCGGGCCGGTAATCCCCTGCGCGACCACGGGGGTTACTCCGGCGCCGGGTACGTGTAGCCGGCGGCGAGCGCGTCGGCTTCGAGTATCAGCGTGCCGGCCTCCGGCGGCGTCCAGGTAGCGACGCCGTCCCACTTGTACGGTCCGCCGACGATGGTCTTATCCGCCTCGTCCACAACGACGTAGCGCTGTGCAGCCATGGTGTTTGCCTCGATTCCTAAATAGAGGGTTGCGACGCATGGCCGTAGACAGCCCAGCGTCGATGGGCCGGGTAGAGAGGATGCATGCGACTAGGGCGCGCGCAACGGCGCTCTCAGGGCGTTTGCGCAGGTCAGAAGTAGGTAATAACGACACAACCGCCCGAAGCCCCGGCGCCGCCAGCGCCGGTGGTGAACCCATTGCGCGACGCGCCG